ACATTGGATGCTTCCGCCTTCAACCTGTCTGGTTTGACAGAATTGAGACTGGGTGCTATTGGTGGTCAGATTGGTGAATCAATTAGTGAATTCTCTGCTGACCCAACATTGGCAGGTAACTCAAACAGTGCGGTTCCAACAGAATTCGCTGTTAGGGGATACATCACTCGTGGTTCAATGGGAACCAAGGCGATGACACCTCCAGTTGGTACAACAGGTCAAAGACCTGGCGGTATTGACGATGAGTTCAACACTGGTTGTATGAGATTCAACACTACCATCGGTTCTCTTGAGTACTATGATGGTACTGCATGGGTTCTTCCAGGCAAGTTGACATTCAGTACAGTAACTTCCTCACAGGCAGTTGTCGCTTCTAACGTTTACTACGTAAACACTAACGGAGGCGCGTTAACATTAACTCTTCCTGCTTCACCTAATACGGGTGACGAAATCAGGTTCTATGACGTTGCTAAGACTTTCGATTCTAACGCATTGACAATCGCACGTAACGGAAAACCAATTCAGGGTGATACTGCAGACTTAACAGTTTCCACCGAGAGTGCGGCATTCAGCCTCAGCTTCTCTGGAGATACATACGGTTGGAGAATCTTCTCTATCTAATATGTGTTGGGGGAGGGTAAAACCTCCCATTTTGTTATTGTTTTTATCTATCTGTACATTAAAGGAATGTAATGGCAAGCTATCGATCATATAAAAAAATACAACCTGCACAGATTGCTGCTGGAAGTATTGATGCTTCCACCAAGTTAGAAAGTGGCGTTGCTCCTAGGTATTGTGTAAAACATATCTTTGGACACCAATGTTATTGTACGCCTGGTTGTTGCTGTTATTGGACAGTACCTGCAGGAGTAGAAAAACTTACTTTTGAAATGTGGGGTGCTGGAGGAAATGGTGCAGGCGCCTGTTCATGTAACAGATGTCAACATTTCCAAGGGGCTTCAGGTGGTGCATATAATACTAAGACAATAACTACTTCGCCTGGTTGTGCTTACACAGTATGTGCTGGTGGAGTTTATAGGTGTTGTTCTAGGGAATGTAACGGATGTAACGGATGTTCATCTTATGTGAATGGTCATAACTTAAGTAACTTCTGTGCCCACGGTGGTGCAAGAGGTTGTACTAACGCTGACTGGTCAGTTGTTTGTACATCTAGAAACTGGTGTTGTGTATCGCCTGGAACTTGGGGAGGAGACTTCGCAATGGTAGGACACCAAGACGGGTTCTCAGGTCACTGGAACTGTCACTGTACAGGTGACGTTAATAACCACTGTACAACTGGAGCACCGTTCTTAGTATCAGGTACAGAAAACCAGTTAGACCAATGTTGGATGCGTTGCGGTTGTTGGACTGCTCCTTATGCAACAGGTGGTCAAAGTGCGATGACTACATACTGTGGTAGTAGTTGTTGTGGACAGGGCGGCCAAGGCGGTTCTGGAATGGTACGAATCACTTACGTTTAGGATTAGAGATGGCAAGTTATTCATCATACAAAAAGATTAATGGAGATCAGTTAGCTGATAATTCGCTAAATGCGGCTAGTTTCAGTACATCTCCAAACTCCTCCTACGGTGTAAAATGGTTCTTTGGGACTAATTGCAGATGTTCGCCAGGATGCTGTTGCGCTTGGTCAGCACCATCTACAGTTCAGAACATGTGGATTCAGGCTTGGGGTGCAGGTGGTAACGGTACTGGTGCATGTTCATGTAACAGATGCCAACACTGGCAAGCTGCCCAAGGTGGATACTACAACACCAAAATGATTGAAACAAATGGTAACTGTTCATATACCGTTTGTGCTGCTGGTGTTTATCCATGTCTCTCTAGAGAGTGTTATGGATGTGTAGGATGTTCTTCCTATGTAAATGGACACAACTTATCAAACTTCTGTGCTATTGGTGGATGTAGAGGAAATGCCAACCCAAGTTGGTCTACTGCTTGTGCATCTGTTAACCCATGTTGCAGAGCGCCTGGAAACAACGGTGGAGACTTTGGAATAGGTAACCACAGTAGTGCTTGGTCGAACTCTCGTCATGATACTTATAGAGGATGGTGTCACTGTTACCATTATGGACACTCTCCAACTTCTGCACCTCTGATTGGTACTACTGCGTATCAGTCAATCAGAAACTGCTGGATTCGTTGTGGATGCTGGATTGTTCCTTACGGACATGGTGGTATGAACGCAATGACTACTTATTGCGGTGGATGCTGTGGCCAGGGTGGTACTGGCGGCGGTGGACTAGTTAAAATTACATACTTCTAAGGGGAAGCAATGGCAAGTTATTCATCCTATAAACAAATCGCAAGTAGCAGGATCATCGATGGATCGATCCCTGCTTCCGCTGTATCAGCAGGTGCTTTCTCTAACTGGTGTGTTAAGTGGATTCGTGGTAATCCTGGCAACAGGACAGAGGGTTGTTGCTGTTATTGGCAAGTCCCTACAGGCGTAAAGAGAATTACATTTGAACTTTGGGGTGCTGGTGGAAACGGGCACGGACAATGTAACTGTAGTAGATGTGGAAACTGGCACGCTGCTGGTGGAGGATTCTACAACACAAAAACTATTGATACCAATACTAATTGTGGTTATTCAGTTTGTGCTGGTGGAGTTTATAGATGTTGTTCAAGAGAATGTGTAGGATGTAAGGGATGTTCCTCTTATGTTAATGGACACAATTTAAGTAACTTCTGTGCCATGGGTGGTGCAAGAGGTTGTTATACTAACTCTTGGTCATCAACTTGTTACTCACAGATGCATGACTGTTGTATGCAGCCAGGTGCTTGGAACGGTGACTTTGGTATGGGTAACCACGCAGGTGCCTCATACAGAGCTGGTGGTTGGGATTGCCATTGTTACTATAACAATGATTCTATACCAACTGGTGCTCCGTTCATTGGAACTCTTGGAGTTAGTTACGGTGTAAGACATTGTTGGTCACGTTGTGGTTGCTGGACTGTACCATACGGTCATGGTGGACAGGGTGCTACTACAAGTTACTGTGGAAGTAGTTGTTGTGGACAGGGTGGTACTGGTGGATCTGGACTAGTTAAGATAACTTACGTTTAAAAAAGATATAAAAATTTGAGAAAGAGGGTCTCCGTACCCTCTTTTTTTATTGATTTGTATAAATAGTGCCGAAGGAGTAAACCCGAAGAAATCCGAAACAAATGGCAACCAAAATTATTTCAAAAGCTTGGAAGTTAGATCTTCCTAATAGTTTCCTTGTAGACCACTCATTTAGTGATGGAAAGCAAAGAGACCAAACATACGATGGCCCCGACAAAATCTATTTACAGATAGGTGCTAATGGGAAAGAATTGTATGGCCCACTTACAGAAGATGACATCGCAGATGGTCGTCCAAAACCTGCAGACGTAGTTCAATGGTTTGAAGTTGATTGTGAAAGATCAGCTAAGCATACTTTAATATGCCAACTACGTGGACCAGTTATTGACGAGAAAGAAGAAAGTCGTGACTTATCAGTAGATGTAGCCCACCCTGGCTCACCTGATATGAAGGCTGACGGATACACACAGTTTATCTTTGGTTCTGTATTATATCCAGATGATATCTGGGATTTTGAAAGTATTAAAGTCACAAACCCAGGCAGTGCAGGCCCTGATGACATCTCTATCTCTGCATATACTGTTAGAGGTAAAATCAACGGTGTTGATGCTGATAAAACATGGGACATGGTTAGAGCACACAGAAATGTGGAATTAGATTCTAGTGATAGTCTTATCGCAGAAGATATGCCTGATGATATGAAGACGAAACTGAAAGCTTATCGCCAACAGTTAAGGGATCTTCCTAATAAGATGGCAGCCGCAAGTGTTCATCCAAACATTGCAGATATGATGTTCCCAATGAACCCATTACATGTTGATCCTCCAGCAGATCCTGAAGATGACGCAACTGTAGCAGAATCATGGAAACCACCATATATGTAAACAAAAGGTGATATATAAAAGAGACCTACGGGTCTCTTTTTTAATGCTTTGAATTATTATGTTTGAAACTAATTCCATTAATGATTTTCATATAGAAAAGTGTTACGATCATTCCAAAGACAATGATTATGGTTATGTCTGGAGAAAAGTATTTGTTGTAGAGAATTTCTATAGAAAGCCAGATGAGGTTCGTGATCTTGCCTTATCATATACCCCAAGATACGAGAAGGAAATACGTGCTGGTTTGATTGGCGGTAGAGTGTGTGAAGATAATCCAGAAATGATTAAAAACTTAAAACCAGTGTTTGAGGAGTTATGTCAACATAAAGAGTGGTATAACTTGCCATGGGATAAAGAAAATTTTGATTCTAAATGGCAAGATCATAAGTTTATGGTGAATGTCACAACCAACAATGATATTGTTGAAGCCTTTAAAGGATCACAAATGTGTTACACTCACCATAAAGATAATGAAGGATCTAGGTGGGCTGCAATAGTATATCTAAGTACTGGTGATGGAGGTACAAATTTCTACCAATTCAAAGAAGATGAACCTACAGGTGTTGCTTATGACATGCGAAAAGATATTGTCTTTACAAGTGAGATGAAATATAATAGAATGGTACTATATGAGTCACGACAAACACATGGAGCTATACTAGACAGAACCATGTTTACTGGAAATCCTCGTCTGGCACAGGTATTTTTTATGTGACTATATAGTACAGGAATTATGAAAAACATTATTCTTCTTTTCGTTGAGGTGAAAAAAAATGAGATCTAAAGCCTTTTTTGTGAATGGCGGAGCTGGACGAGTTATTAGCTCTATCCCTGCATTTGAGAAATATGCAGAGAACAATGACGATTTTATTATCGTATGTGAGGGAGGTACTGACTTCTTTAAGGGTCACCCAACATTAGATGGTAAAGTTTACGATCATTGGCATAAAAATCTTTTTCAAGAACATATCATACAAAGAGATTGTGTGAGTCCAGAACCATATAGAGTCTGGCACTATTACAATCAGAAGTGTAATTTAGCACAAGCTTATGATATTGAAATCAATAGTTTAGAAGAACCCAGAGAGTTGCCTGCACCAAGGATTGAACTCAATAAGATGGAAATCATACAGGGTTACAATGTTGTGCAGGAAGTTAAAGCTGTATCTGGAAAGGATAAAGTAATAGTAATTCAACCATTTGGTAGATCTGTACAACAGATGGGAGAATTTATTGCAGATTCGACTGCCAGAAGTATGCCTTTGGTTGCAACAGTTGATATTATTAATCAACTGAAAAAGGATTATGCAATTATTGTAATGAGCGAATACCATTTCCCTGTTGAGGAAAATGAAGATAAGTCTAAAAACAAAATTGCAAGACCTCAAATTCAAGATATGAGAGTTTGGGCAGCAGTAATTGATGTTGCAGATCACTTCATAGGGTGTGATAGTATGGGTCAACATATTGCAAGAGCTCTTGATAAGACTGCTACTGTAGTTGTTGGATCAACATATCCAGAGAATATTAGTTATCCTGGCCATAAGGATTTTGATATTCTTGATGTAGGTAATGGTCGTAGAGAATATTCTCCAATTAGAATTACTTTAGATGATAGGGTTGATCGTTTTAATGATCAAGCCATGGAACTTGATAAAAATCAGGTTAAAGAAATTGTGGAGTCTGCAAAGAAAAGGTTAGGAAAACCAAAGGCATTCACTGGAACCTTTATACCAGTAGAACAGACTCAAGAGGCATGTTGCGATAACCCACAACACCAACACCAACAACCACCTATGCAACAGATTGCTCCACCATCTCAAAATACAGGTGGATATCAACTCCAAGGTGGTGGTCAAATGCAACCAGTTCCACCCAATAGACCAACTCAGACTGGAGCTCCAAAACCCAATTTCACTTTAAACAGACCAAAGCCACCAAGTAAGGGGTTTAAACAGGAAGTTAAAAATCTGTTAAAATCGGATAAGAAGTCTGCAATTACTATTGAAAAAAAATCTGATAATTGAGGCTAGATAATGACACAATGGATTGCAGCAATTGCCAGAGGACATAACTCAGGTATTTGCCTTTTAAAAGATGGAGAAATAGTTCTTTCTATTGAGGAAGAACGACTATCCAGAAAGAAATATGATGGTGGTCCTCTTGCATCCCTAGTAAGGATACTTGACTTCACTGATACATTAGACTATCTTGTAATTGCACACACTCAACCATTAGGTGATGCGGGACAGATAGATTTTACTGGAGAGAATATGTACACGGGTCTAGCAAGAAAGTTAGGCCTGATTGATAGGACATCTGATCTTTATGATCACCCACAGGTGATCGATATGAGTCACATCCATCATAAACTTCATGCCTCTTGTGCATTTTTTAGATCTGGTTTTGAAAGTGCGGTTGCTGTAATTGTTGATGGCGCAGGTACTTTTATCCCTATGTCTATTGAAAATGAACAGGAGATGACATGGGAATTAGAAACAATTTTTAAATGCAATTATCCTGATCAGTTTAAGACATTATATAAACATCAAGGTGGTAGAGGACCTTGGGGTGCTGTAAAAATGGATGAATTCCCTTCTGATCGAGAAGAGGAAGAGGGAACACATCAATTGATATTGGATGATTCTGCAGGGATCGTTAAAGCATATGAGGCAGTAACACAATACTGTGGATGGGCTCCTATTGAAGCTGGTAAGACAATGGGATTGTTCCCGTATGGAAAGGAGAATGATAATATACCAGACATCTATACTGATTATGATGGTATGTCTGATTGGTCAACTACTAACAGAGACCTTATAGTTCCAACATATCCAAATGGTGCTGTTGTTAATCATGGTAGATTCTCAGAACTTAGGAATAGTAAAGAGATGAAACGAGATGATGATTTGACACAATTGCAAAGTCGTAGAGATATGGCATATGCAATTCAAACTCAGTCTCAACAGATGGTATTGGATCTTATTCTCAAAGCAGTTGAGATGAGTGGAGAACGTAATGTAGTTCTCTCAGGTGGATATGGGTTAAACTGTGTTGCAAACTATTGGTTCCTTCAGGAATTAGAACATGAAGACATTAACTTGTATGCCGAACCAGTCAGTAATGATGCTGGTACTGCAATTGGTGCTGCATATCTACAACATCAAAGAGTGAATAAAGATACAACAGTTAAACCAAAATTGCATGATCTATATACTGGATTTAAATATGAATATGATACTGAGTATATACAGGCACTGTCGGAACATTATGGTGCAACAAGGATCTTTGAAGCCAACCATAAAGATGCAGTAGAACTTATTACCAATAAGAATATTGTTGCATTGTTCCAAGGAAGATCAGAAGCAGGCCCTCGTGCATTAGGTAATAGATCTATTCTTTATGATGCTCGTGATCCAAATGGTAAGGATCATGTGAACGTTGTTAAACGTCGTGAATACTTTAGACCATTTGCAGGTTCTATTCTAAAAGAACATGTACATGATTGGTTTGATCTTCGTGGTATGGATGAAACTCCATTCATGATGTATGCAGTTAATTGCCAACCAGGCATTCAAGAAAGAATCCCAGCAATCATTCACGTTGATGGTACATGTAGGATTCAAACTGTTACTCCAGATGTCAATAAAAACTATTATGAGATCATTCAGGAGTACTATAATCAAACAGATTGTCC